CCGCTCGTGGGCTGCTTGATGTACACGGAGAAGCAGTTGAGGGCCGCCGCGACGGCGCCGCTCGTGTCGTCCGTGTAGATGCCGGCCGCGGCCGCGCCGGCGGTCGAGCCGAGGGCCATCAGGGTCGAGTACCCGAGCGGGCCGACCGCGGAGCTGATGGCCGGGGCGACGGCGTTACCGTCGCGGGTCCAGGCCGCGAACGTCTCCGGGGTGACGACCGGGTTGGCGGTCGGGTTGGTGAGCGTAAGGTACGTGGACAAGTCCGGGGCGTTGTGGAACGCGCCCGTCTGCCCGTACACCGGGACGGACACGCCGTTCACGTCGAAGGCCGTCACGGACTGGTGCCCGAAGAGGACCATGTACCGCTCGGCCGTGTCCCGGTTGATGACGTGCGGCAGGGCCTCGCCGACCCCGCCGACGGCCATCGTCGCGACGTGGTCGAACGGGTGCCGGCGCATGAGGCCGTCCACGGGAGAGCTGAAGGCGTTCTCCTGCAGCTCGCACTGGGACGGGAGGCGGATCGAGGGAGGCTGCTGCGAGACGCCCTGCACCAGGCTCGGGACGGGGACGGCGATCATCCGTACGCGAGGTCCCCGGATCCGGAGTTCGGGTACAGCCGGTTGATGACGCGGTACGCGGCCATGTTGTCGAAGATGTTCGGCGAACGCTGCAGCGACTCGTGCTGGTTGAGGACCTTGAGGGCCTCGATCTCGTCCCGCAGGGTGAACGAGTGCACGGTCGGGCTGACGAGCATGCGGTCCTGCAGCACGCGCGCGGCGCGCACCGTGCAGTACTGGCGGAAGGCCTCCGGGGTGGACTCGAAGTCGAACGAGTACACGACGTCGCAGATGAGGTCCGTGGTGAAGACGAACGAGTGCGCGACCTTGTCGTACAGGCGGTACGTGCCGCCGTCGTCGCGGCCGGTGACGTCGAGGTTAGCGTAGCGCCACTTCTCGATGACGACGCGGAGGCAGTTGGCGGGCCACGCGATCTTGCCGCCGCCGTCCTTGGAGAGGGTGACCTTCTCCTCGTAGTTGAAGTGCCACCCGCGCACGATCTGCTGCGCGAAGACCTCGTCCAGGGCGTTCACGGCCGCGGTCACGTCGACCGGGAGCGAGCCCGAGATGGACGCGACCGGCTGCTGGCCGACGGCGGCCAGGATGCGGTTGACGGACGCCAGCTTGGTCGAGAGTGCGGGGGCGGTCATGGGTCCCTGGGTGGATGGAAGGGTAGCGGGGGCCCCGGTTTTTCCAGGGCCCCCGCCGTCAGTTCAAGCCGTCAGCCGGATCAGGGCGTGGCGAGCTCGATCGCGCACTCGGGGCGCAGGATGCCCATGCCGAGCGCGAACTTGGCCACCGCGAGCGTGGCCTGGAAGTGGATCCGGTACTCCTGCTCCACGGCCAGGCCGCGCAGCTGGACGCACCCGATCGCGGACGGGTGCAGGACCACGCCGGCCGTCTTCGAGAAGTCGCCCCAGTACTGGTTGTTGGCGCCCGTGACCCCGACCGTGCCCCAGAACGGATCCGTGTTCAGGATGTTCGTCGAGGGGATGTTGTTGGACGGGACCACCATGATCCCGGCCACCGACGCGATGGTGCCCTGGGCCCAGTTCGCGTTCCCGAACTGCAGGTTCGGGTTCTGCAGCGCGGCGATGTCCTGCCCGGTCGCGACCGAGCCCGCGGCCGAGGACGTGGCGCCGGTGGTGACCGTCCCGAGGATGCCCGTCTGCGGCGACGCGAAGACCCCGGTCGTCTGCAGGAAGACGGACGGGTCCTTGATGAGGGCGTAGTACATCTGCGGCGAGACGATCGCCACGCGCCCTTCCTTCGGGACGTCCTTCTCGTCCATCTTCTGCGCCGCGAGGAACAGGGCCGCCGAGATGGCCGCGCCCTGCGTCTTCATGTTGGCGTCGGTGATGGCCGAGCCGCCCGAGTACGGGCCCGGGTCCGAGCCGAGCGTCAGCGTGGCGCTCGCGCGGGCCGCGAGGATCGCCGTCTGGAGCGCGGCCTTGTCGAACTTGAGCGCCAGCGCGCGCGCGAGCTCGGTCGTGTAGATCGACCGCACCTCGTACGCCGCCTGGGCCTCTTCCCAGTCGTTGATGCTGATCGCGGAGATCAGCTTGTTGTCGATCGTGATGACGCGCTCCGAGGTCGCGATCGAGCTCAGGAGGTTGTTGCCTCCGTCCTCGATGTTCGTGCCCGGGACGTGCCAGCCGGAGGTCGCGCGGCCGACGACGGGGAAGGCGGCGGACTTGCCGCCCGAGATGGACCGGATCTGGACGAACCGGCGCATGACGTTGAGGCGCTCGAACGTGGTCAGGACCTCGCCCGAGAACTTCTTCAGGAAGAGCGCCGTCGCCGAGCCGGCCAGTTGGTCCTGGCCCGGGTGGACGGGGGTGTTGTTGCCGTTTGCCATGGTGGTGATGAGAGAGTCGTTGCGTCGAGCCTCGTCGCCCCGTCGTCGTCGGTCGCGTCGGACGGGTTGTCTGCCGTGGCAGGCCCCGCGCGGTGTCGGCGCTTCGGAGAGCTTCCGCTCTGCCCGGGTCCGCGAAGTGCGGGCCTCGAGTTGTCAAGTTCCCCGACGAAAAAACTCGCCGGGGTGGATTATGACGGCGCTACTCCCCGCGAGGGGTTTCGCGCCGGGTCGTTTTTCAGCTCACGACCAGCGAGCCAGGGATGGGGCTGCGGTGACGCGCCCCTGTCCGGCCGTCAGGCGGCCGGGGTCGACGGATCGTCCGGCTTGTGGAACGCCAGGAGGATCGACTGCAGCGCGCCGGCGATGTCCACGTACCCGCCCGAGAGCGGGTTCATGGCGTCGACGGCGTCGCCCAGGTGCCCCGCGGAGCGGGCGAAGGTCTTCTTCAAGATGAGCGTGGCGATGCCGGCCGCGACGGCCTGGCCGAGCGCGCCGCCCGGGATGAATCCGAAGAGCGAACTGGCCGGCGCGACGACGTCCTTGGCGGCGGCCTCGGCGCTGGAGTCCAACTTGCCGGCGGCGTCCGCGGCCGACTTGCGGTCGGCCTCGAGCTTGCTCATGCGGGCCTTGAGCTCGGCCGAGTCGGCGTCGACGCGTTGCTTCAGTTGCTCGGCGAGCTGGTCGGCGGCCTTCAACTTGGCCTGGCCGGTCTCCGTCGCGGCCTCGGCCGAATCGCGGGCCGCGGCCAGCTGGTCGTTCAGGGTCTGCGCCCGGAACACCTCGTCCTTCAGCTGCGATTGGAGCGAGGCGACGGCCGCGGAGTCGGACGCGACGGCCGACCGCGTCGAGTCGCGCGACTTGGCCAGGGTGTCGAGCTCGACCGTCCGGTCCGGCGACAGGGCCGAGCACGCGGACAGCAGCATGCAGCCGAGGGCCGCCAGGAGGCCGACCCACTTGAACCGGCTCGGGTCGTGGATGTAAACGTTCGGGTCGGGGGCGTTGCTCATGTGCGCGGTGCTCCTCAGCGGAAGAGGGTGCCCTCCGGGGTGGCCGCGATCTTGCGGTCGACGGCGGCGTGGAAGGCCGGGTCGCCGGCCAGGTAGAGGGGGTGGTTCATGTCGGCCTGCATCTGCAGGTTCGAGGTGTACCCGGACTCGCCGCCGCCGGCCCCGCCGGTGCGCGAGGTGCCGGCGAACTCCTTCGCCGCGGGCGCGCGCGCCGCCGGGGCGCCGGCCGCCAGGTACTGCGCGGCGAGGCCCTTGACGGCCGCCAGCGCGTGCGACTGGCTGCCCGAGTTGACGGCCTCGTTGAACACGCCCAGCTCCTCCTTGGGCACGTTCTCGAGGGCCCACGCGATCATGGCCTTGTACTGGTCCGGGCCGCCCGCGGCCGCGTGCGCGGACTCGACCAGCTGCCGGCCCTGGGCCTGCTGGCCGGCGATGTACGCGTCCACCAGGGGGCGCGGGATGCCCTTCTTCTCGAGCGCGTCGTAGCTCTCCTTCGAGAGCGCGCCCGTCTGCACGACCTCGTTCCCGAACTTGGCCATCTCGGCCTCGGTCAGGCCGGGGGCCGCGTCGGTCTTCTTGTCGTCGCCCTTGCCCAGCTTCGACTCGAGCTGCTGGTACGCCTCGAGCAACTTCTGCGGGTTCTCGAACTTGGACGGGAGCCACTCCGGACGGTCGGTCGTCGGGGCCGGTTTGGCTGCCAGGTCGGCGGGCTGCTTCGGCGCGCCTGCGTCGGCCTTGGGGGCCGGCTTGGCGGGGTCAGCGGCCGGGGCGTTCTTCGCGTCGGCCGTGATGTTGGCGGCGGAGGCCGCCGGGAGGGGCATATCGACTCGTTCGACCATGGATCATCCCTGTGCTTGCGGTTGCGGTGCGCCGGGCGCTCCCTGCGCGCCGGCGAGTTTGGCGGCCGCGGTGATGCCGGCCGGGAGCCCCTGGTGGACCAGGGACATAATGTTCTGCTGCTGCGACTCGGCCTGCAGCTGCTCGGGCGTCTTGACCAGCCCGTCGTCCTTCACCCCGTTCGCGTAAAGGATGCGCGAGATGAGCACGGACGCGTCCAGGTACTGCGCGGTCTGCGGCACGGAGAAGGCCTGCCCGACGGCCGCGAGGGCCTGCAGGAGGCGGTCCGCGTCGTTCCCGCGGCCGAGGGCCTCGAGCCCGGTGACGACGGCCGGGCGGACGACCTTCTTGTTGATCTTGGGGAAGCGCCCCTGCGAGAACATGCGCCGCGTGAGGATGTTCACGATCGGCAGTTGGAACTCCTGCGAGAGGAGCGAGTACATGCCGCCCAGGCCGCGCTCGAGCTCCTGCGCGACGTACCGGATCTCCTGCGCGGTGACGCGCTCGGCGTTCCGCTGCACGGCCGAGTTGAGCAGGAATGCCATCGACAGTCGCTGTTCGATCGTGTTCGCGGTCTCGGCCGCGACCTTGAAGTCGGCGTACTTGTCCAGGTGCAGCGGCTCGATGTCGGCCTTGTTGCCCGGCACGAAGGCCCCGTTGGCGGCCTTGTTCAGGTCGGCCACATCCGTCGTCCCGGCCGGGTTGACCAGGTAGATGATGCGGGCCGCGGCCGCGGAGCCCTCGACGATGGCCTGCGTGAGGCCCTCGAGGGACATCAGGTCGCCGACGTAGTCGTCCACGAAGGAGCGGCCGTAGCCCTCCCCGCTGACGACGTTCCCGCGCGGGACGATGTACGGGAACTCGTCCGGCTTGTACGACGTGACCGTGCTCTGGATCGGGTACCCGTCGATCGCCTGGTGCTTGCGGTAGAGCTTGGCCTCGGCGTCCAGCTTGATGTGCGTGTAGAGCCGGTGCTCGTCCCGGGACGCCGTGCCGCGCCCGCCGGCCGTCACGAGCTGCTTCAGCTCGTCGGGCAGGCCGCTGTACACGACCGACTCGCACGTGACGATCTCGAGGACCCGGCCGTGCGCGTCGCGCTCGACCACGAACTGGTCCAGGTGCCAGACGCGCATGTCCTCCTCGCGGTCCGGCCAGTACAGGAGCGCGTTGCCGGACACCAGGAGGTGCATGAAGGCCTCGTGCGCCCGCGGGCGGAACCCGGAGCTCTCGATCTCGGCCATGATCGCGCTCTCGGCCTTCGTCAGGCTGGCCTCGATCTCGTCCTGGGCCTTCGTGCCGGCGACGGCCTCGGCCGCGTACGGGTCGACCCGGAAGCGGAAGAAGGCCTGGTTGGGCGGGAAGAGCGAGAGCAGGAGCGCCGACGCGAGGCCGTTCACGCCGCGCGCGCCGACCGACTGGAAGGGCGTGGCGAAGTCCGTCGTCCTCGAGCTGCCGGCCTGCGGCACGAGCCACGGCACGGTCAGCGAGCTGGCCTGC